TGTCTCCGCTTCACCAGCCGGACATCAGTATGCGCTACAGTCGTTTTGCCGGTCGAGGAATTTTCAGCGAACGGCGAGGTGTGTCTTAACTGTTTGTGTCAGCCGACCATACAACCGCATTGTCCGCACAAGTCTTTATGCCAACCCTAATGTCACCGAGAGATCCGAAGGTGCGCCAGGTTCGATCTTCCACCTTCTTAATCCAGGCATCGGCTGTCTCGGTGGCAACACGCCAGATCCCGTCAGAGGTCGTCCTGAGATCCAGGGTTCCGTGCGTGACCTTAAAGCAGCGTCCGTCTGCGACTCGAACACAACCCTGCTCGTCCAAGGCCGCGATGGGATCCTCGACCGTGGTGCTGGGATGTCCGTCGGTCTCATAGATGGAAGTGAATGTCGGACGGTCGCTACCAGAATCGCGTAGCCGTTTGGTAAAGAGTAGAACCGCCGGGAGGACTGCAGCCTCGAACAGCTTTGTGTCACCGAGATCCCAGATGTGGTGTAAGCTCACCGATTCGCGAAGGACCCTTCGCACGGCAGCGCCAGATTTCGTTGTCATGAAGCGATTCGAGACGATAATCCCCGCGACTCCACCTTCCTCCAATACCTCGATAATGCCAAGGAGGAAAGCATGGTATAGGTCGACGCGGCCGCTGAGTCCGAAATGCGATGCCAACGACTGCGCGTGTTCGGCGCCCATTATTTGCGTGCGAACGTAGGGGGGATTGGCAATGACGACATCAAACCGCTCCACCGGCGCAGCTGAGAAAAGAGACGGTGGTGATGCCACCTGTCCTGCAAACTTTAAGAAGTCGTTGGAACTGAAATGAGCCGGAACATCCGGAAAACGGCTGGAGATCGTTCTCGTTGCTCTTAACAGCAACTCCCGGTTCGTCTCGAAGCCGTGCACTTCCAGATCCCGAACCCCTTGGGCCGACAGCGTCTCAATGAGGGAGACCAAGAGCGCGCCTTCCCCCACAGCAGGATCCAGAATCCGCAATCGACGATCTGGTCTTGCTACAAGAAGACTTGCGATTTGTCGTGCGACGAACCCGGCCAATCCTCTTGGCGTGAAGGTCGCGCCGTCAGCCTTTTCTTCGGTGACGGACTTGTATCGCGCCACCATGTTTCGTTGGGCTAGGGCCATAGATTTGTGGTGTTCATGTTTCGTCGTGGCGCTCCTTGCAGTCAAGTTTCTCACGTCTACAAGCTTCATATCGTCAGAGACGTCGAATCTCCGACAGAGGATCCTCGGAGTTTGAAACTCGCTGAGGTCACGAAAGAATGGAACGCCAATTGGTTCATCCGAGGCGACCCTCTCGCCGCTCCAGATCGTACAGGCCTTCCTCGGCTTCGGCCCGAGTCAGGTCATCGAGGATCTTGCGCCGGCTGGAGTCCCGCTTCGCTTTGTACGCCAGCAGGTCACGGACGTAGATGCGCCGGTGCGTTCCGACCATGTGGTGCGGAATCTCGCCTCGCTCCAGGAGTTTGATCAGGAACTGGCGCGAGACGCCGAGCATCCGCGCGCCCTCCACCGTGGTCAACTGCGCATCATTCTGCACGATAGCGACGGACTGGCCCTCGCACAGGTCCGCGATCAGCTTCACGAGAAACTCATAGAGGGAGACAGGAAGGCTCTGCGTCTTGCCGTCCGGACCGACGAGCTTGGCGCGGCTTTTCTGAATCTTTTGGTAGAGCTCCAGCACCTGTCTCTGGTCGGTCTCCGAGATCGCCAGCGGCACTTGAGCCTCTTCCTTGCGAAGCATGATAATCCTCCCAAAGCCATTATATGCTTTATCTGACCTAAATGCCATATATGACCAAGCGTAGAGCACATTTCACTATTGACAAGCCTTGTCACAGTGGAATAGCCTTGTCTTATATGAACAGCGTCCAGCCTGATGGCTTCCCAACCACCTTCAGCCTCAGCGACGCCGCTGGGGTCACCGGCATCAGCGTCTCGCGGCTGAGGAACTACATCGCGCGGGACATTCTCAAACACGTTGGGCAGATCCCCCTGGCGGGCCAAGAGCGCCGTTTCGCCGTCTGGGGCCTCTACGAGATTGGCCTAATCGCCGCGCTCAACGACGCCGACTACACCTTGGACGAGGCGGCAAAGATCGTCCATGCCGCTTTCATGCAGAGCCTGACCGCAGGCTACCTCCGCTACTGCAACGAACATCCCGAGCAGCCTACGCCCGCCTTCGAGCCTGTACAGATCGAGGCGATGCCCAAGTACTGGCTCAACGGATTCTGGACACACCGCGATCTGGCCGAGCCTGCAATCTGGGTGTTTGGCCATCTGCACTCCATGTTCTTCGGCCCGAGGGCGGCGAAGGGCTGGCATGATGTTCCTGCTGTCGCCATCGAACTCCAGAAAGAAGCCTACAGCGCGATCACGCCCACGGTCCGCGACGAAACCAGCGGCGGGCGCAGCTACCGGCCAGCCAAAATCAATGACAACCACCCCTCAGCGCAGTCCGGCCTGAAAGTCCTCGGCCTCCTGAACGTCACTGCCGTGCTGGCCGAGATCGACGCCGCCATCGAAGCGCACTTGGCCAAGTCCCCCGCGAAACAGTAAGAGCACCCGTCAGCCCGAGGGGAAATACTCGGGAGCGCTGAACAGCGCCCAGGGGAAGCGTGTGCCCATATGAAAGTTCAAGGACAACTGCTGCAATCAATCTTGCGGCGGCAGACCGAGGCCGTTCGCATTGTGGACGAGAGCGGAAAGCTACGCCGCGGCATCGGCCCGCGGTACGCTGCTGACTTGGTTCTCGACCAGCCCTATATGGGATACGGCAAGAACGGCGTCATTGAGTTCCTGAAGCATCATGACGCCGACCGGCCACCGCCGTTTGCGACACGTTGGGACTTGCGCAACGTGATGGCTCAGTACCCGAAACGGCCGCCCGTCCAACTCAACCATCAACCGCCAGGCGCCAAGACCTGGGTTCAACAGCCAACCCGGGCGAAAACCGGGGTTGGCGGCCAGATGAACACCATCCACTTCAAGCGATAGCCAATGCTCAATTGGATCTTCAAGAATCGCCTCGCTGGGCGGAAGGACGAGGTGCGCTCTGCGGCATCCGACCTCCCGCGCGAGCGGCGCAACGTTGGCCTGTGGAACAACCCGGTGCCCGACTACAGTCGCGTTGCGCCGAATCCGCTGCTGCGGAACCAGGCACGTTACCTGGTGGCGAACAACGCTGTGGCGGCGCGCGCGGCACAGGCGTTCGTCGACAACGTGATCGGCCCGGGCATCACTCTGCTGCCCAAGATCAGAGACGCCGCGCTCAAGGGCCTGCTCCTCAAACGGTGGAACCGCTGGACCGAGGGTTCCGACGCCGACGGGATGCTGAACTGGTACGGGCAACAGGCCCTCGCCGCCAGGTCGATGTTTGTCGATGGCGAGGTTTTCGTCCGGATGCTCGCGGACAGCGACGGCATGCTGCGGCTGCAATTGCTGCCACCCGAGTTCATCGACACCACGATCATTCGGAACAATGTCATCGCCGGGATCGAGTTCGAGGGCTCGCGCCGCTCGGCCTACTTCATGTACGAATGGCATCCGGGGCAGCCGGGACGCCTGCCGCGGAGCATCCGCATCCCGGCCTCGGAAATGCTCCACATCTTCCGGCCCAAGACGCCCGGCCAGCTTCGCGGCGTGACGGAATTGATGGCGATCCTCGGACGGCTGAACGACCTGGACCAGTTCGACCGCGCGACCCTCGTCAAGCAGAAGACCGGTGCCTTGCTCACCGGCTTCATCACGACACCAAACGAAAACCCGCTCGGCGCGAGTAGAGCCGAGGATGGCGCATGGACAGCCAGCCTGGAGCCGGGCACGATTCAACGCCTCTCGCCCGGCGAGTCCATGGAGTTCTCCGATCCTCCCGAGACTGCGGGCTACTCGGACTTCGCCAAAACGCAGCTTCGGCTCATCGCCAGCGGCCTTGGGTTGCCCTACGACGTGGTCACCGGCGACCTTTCGGACACAAGTTACAGCTCGGCGCGCGTGGGACGGATCGAGCTCCGCAAGTACATCGACGCGCTGCAATGGCAATTCATCCACATGCTCTGCCGCCCGGTGTTTCAGCGATGGGTGGAACTCGAGATCCTGCGCGGCACGCTGCCTCCTGTGGAGGGCGGCGTTCAGGAGTATATGGACAACATCTCTTGGGCGCCGCCTGCCATGCAGATGACCGATCCGCAGCGCGAGGTGGACGCCATGGTGCGGGCCATCCGAGCCGGGCTCATCTCGCGGGAGATGGCAGTAGCGTCGCTCGGCTATGACCTGGCCGAGGTGGACGCGCAGATCGCAGCGGGCAACGCGGCAGCCGACGCTGCCGGCATCGTTTTGGATTCCGACCCTCGCAAGGTCACACAGCAAGGCAACCCGGCCACAATCTGAGGAAATTCCTCAGGTGAGACCAACCCGCATCTTCGGAAATTCCGAAGATAGCTGACTTCCAACCATCACAAGGAGGCAAATGGAAGAACTCGTTACCCGCACGGCCACGCTCGAGCCAGCCACGTTCGATCCGGAACGCCGCACCGTGGAGGTGGTGTTTGCCACCACCGCGCCCGTGCGCAGGTTCGATCTCGAAGGGCCATACCAGGAGCGGCTGGACCTGTCGCCCGGCGCTGTTGACCTTTCGCAGCTGATCGGCGGCCCGGTGCTCAACTCCCACGACCGCATGGATGTGAACAGCATCCTCGGCGTGGTGGAAAGCGCTCAGGTGGATGGCGAGCGCGGCCTCGCCCGACTCCGGTTCAGCGAGCGCGCGGCGGCCATTCTCAATGACATTCGCGACGGCATCATCCGGTCGATTTCGGTCGGCTACGTGGTGAACCAACGGCGCGTGGAAAAGGATCCGGCGACGGGCATGCGCACGATTGTGGCGACTGCCTGGACCGGCAAAGAGATTTCCCTCGTGGCGATCGGGGCCGACCCCGCCGCGAAGGTGAGAGGAGCAACGATGGAGCAGACCCACGAAAACGAAATCCGGGTGATCGCCCAAATCGCCGGCCTTCAGGCCGACGACATGATCGCCCGCAACCTGACCCTGGACCAAGCCCGCGCGGAGGCGTTCGAAGCGCTGAAGCGCCGCGCCGGCCCTCCGATCCGGACGGCGCAGCCGATGGTCACGGCGAGCGGCTACGACAATCCCACGTTCTTGCGCGCTGCCATGGCGGATGCGATCTACATGAGGATCAACCCGACGCACAAGCCCGGCGAAGCGGCGCGCCCGTTCATCGGCCGCAGCCTGGTTCGGCAGGCGGAAGAACTTCTCCGCATTCGCGGCATCGAAACGATCGGACTGTCGGACGCCTCCATCGTGGATCGTGCCCTCCATAGCACCAGCGATTTTCCGTTGCTGCTGGGCGACGTCGCTAACAAGGTGGTCCAGGAGCAGATGGCCGAGGCGCCTGCGCCCATCAAGCAGATCTGCCGCAAGGCGACCATCAACGATTTCCGCAATCGCTACTCGATCCAGTTGGGGCAAGCGCCCACTCTCATGAAGGTGAACGAGAACGGAGAGTTCAAATCGGGCACCATCTCCGAGGGCCGCGAGTCCTACAAGCTCGACACCTACGGCCGCATCTTTGGCATCAACCGCCAGACCATCGTCAACGACAACCTGTCGGCGTTCTCCGACATCGGGCGGCTGTTCGCCTCGGCGGCCGCGCAGTTCGAGGCGCAGTTCATCGTGGACCTGATCGCCGCCAACAACGGGTTGGGCCCGGTGATGTCGGACAACAAGAAGTTGTTCGATGCCGCGCACGGCAACCTCGCCGCGAGCGGAGGCGCGATCTCGGACACTACGCTGGCCGCCGCGCGGTTGGCGCTGCGGTCCCAGAAAGGTCTCGACGGCAAGACGCCGCTCGACGTCGCCGCGAAGTTCCTGGTGGTGCCGGCCGCGCTGGAAACGACCGCCGAGAAGTACCTCGCCAGCATCTACCCGGCGCAGGCCGCTAACGTCAACCCGTTCGCCGGCAAGCTGACGCTCATCGTCGATCCGCGGCTCGATGCCAAGTCGGCCACGCGCTGGTACGTCGCCGCGGATCCCATGTTGTTCCCGAGCATCGAGTACGCCTACCTGGCGGGCAGCGAGGGTGTCCAGGTCGAGACACGCGCGGGCTTTGAAGTGGATGGCATCCAGATCCGCGCGCGGCTCGACTTCGGCGCAGGCGCGTTGGATTACCGGGGCATCTACGCGAATCCGGGAGCTTAAGCATGGCCCTCTCGCTCGCTGAACTCCAGGGCATGCGTGACGCGCTCATCACCGCCATCGGCAGCGGCACGTTGCGCGTGGAATTTGAGGGCCGCTCCATGACCTACCGCAGCGTTGCGGAGATGCAGGCGGCTCTTACGACCATCAACAAGGAAATCGAACAGGCGGGCGGCGGCAGCACGTCGCCTCGCCAGGTTGTCATCACACCGAAAGGAATCTGATCCATGAAGAACTTCGTGCAGGAAGGCAAGACCATCACGGTCACCGCGCCGGCCGACGTCATCAGCGGGCAGTTGGTCGTGGTCGGCTCCATTGTGGGCGTGGCGGCCTTCACCGCCGCATCCGGGGCCGACGTGGAGGTCACGGTGGAGGGCGTCTTCGAGCTGCCTAAGGTGGCCACGGACGTTATCGCCCAGGGCGACAAGCTCTACTGGGACTCCGGCCAGGCCAAGTTGACCAAGACCGCGGGCACGGGCAGCAAGCCAATGGTGGGTGTCGCGACGGCCGCGGCCGGCAACGGCGTCACCACCGTGACCTGCCTGTTGATGCCCACCGCCCAGACCGGACCCGCGTAACCAACCGGAGAAGGCCATGCCCACGATCACGCCAGCCGAGCCGATCCTGACGCTGGAGGAGGCTGCGGAATACCTGCGTATCTCCAAAGCGCACCTATCGAACGTGATCAACGGCAAGGTGCCGGGCGTGCGTCCTCCTCGTGTTTTTCGTGCCGGCCGCCGCGTCCTCATCCGGCGCGAATGGCTGGATCGCTGGATTGAAGAGGGCCACCCGGAGGCCACCAGCGAATGGTAGTATCCGGGTCATGCCAAGAGTCAACGCCTTCGGCGCAGGAAAGAGGCAAGAGAATGCGTCGAAAGCGTTTCCAGAAAGGCAGCCTGCAAGCCCGCAAACACGGGCGGCATCGCGTATGGGTTGCCTTCTGGTGGGAAGACGGCAGCCGCCGGTCCAGGGTGCTCGGGCTGTGCTCGAAGATGTCGAAGGGGGAAGCGGAAGCCGCGATGGCGGCCATCCTCCAGCCGATCAACGAAGGCACGGTGCGGGGCCTCATGCCGGTATACACGTTCGGGCATTTCGTCGAGAACGTGTACCTGCCGCACGGTCGCCGCGGTTGGAAGGAATCGACCGCGGGGACCTCGGAGCAGATCATCCGGAAGCATCTCCTTCCGGAGTTCGCCAACGATCTGCTGCACACGATCCGGAGAGACCAGTTGCAGGATTTCCTCGACCGCAAGGCGGCGGAGTTGTCCTTCAGCGTGGTGGCTCACCTGCGGTGGTTCCTGAACGGCATCTTCAAGCTCGCGTCGTCGGACTCGATCATCTCGGGGAACCCGGCGGCCGAGTTGAAGATCCCCAAGAAATGTCAGCCGGGGCGTGCGATGCGCCCGCTGACGGAAGAGGAGGTTCACACATACCTGGAGGCCTTCGGCCTCCGGGAGAAGTTGATCGCACGGCTCGCGATCTTCGAAGGTATGCGCCCAGGCGAGATTCTGGCTCTCCGATGGAAGTCGGTGGCCGGCGGGATCATCCGGGTGGCGGAGCGCGTCTACAAGCGGAAGTTCAACACGCCGAAGAACGGCAAGACCCGCGAAGGCGCGATCTCGGACGGCACGCTCGAGTTGTTGAACGAGTGGGCCGGACTGGCGCAGGACCCGAGTCCGGACGGTTTCGTCTTTCCGTCCGAGAAGGTCACCACGCCCATCTCGCTCGACAACCTTTGGCGCAGGAACATGCGTCCGGCGCTCGAGGCTATCGGCATGGAGTGGGCCACCTTTCAGGTGTTGCGCAAGACCAACGCCAGCCTGTCGAAGAAGGCGGGTGTCGACCCGAAGGTTGCCTCCGATCAGAGGGGCCACGGGCTCGGCGTCAGCCTGGAGGTGTACACCAGCTCCGACCTGGAGCAGAAGCGAGCCGCACTTCGGGCTCTGGAAGCCGCCGTCCGGCAGAAGGAGTCCAAACCGCAACCCGAGCCGTCAGCATGGCGCAAGTCGGCTTAATGGAGTAAACGGAGTAACGGTGAATCGGTGGGCTATCCCAAATTGGCCGCAAGTGCTAGAAAACATGGAGCGGGAGACGGGACTCGAACCCGCGACGTCCAGCTTGGGAATTTCTATCTCGATTGAAAATAAGAAACTTATGCGCGGAAGGCGGCGAATCCTGTCTACGCAAGTTCATGAAAGTATTGACCGCACTTTCCTGAGGTGGACCCCATCGTTTGGACAAAAAAACGGGCGTCCTTAGATGGTGAAGCGGGCTAATTCTGGAGGCGGCCGTGAGGCCGCCGTCCATTCCGGGCTTGAATCGGCGCTCGGGTC